CGCTGCGGGGGTGCAGCTAAGCATGCCAGCGTCTTTGTCGAAGGTGGCCGGGGCGGCCGGTACGAGCGTGTACCGGCCTTTGAACGTTGTCCAGAAGTTTGGATTACCTCCGCCTGTGGGTTCGTCAGCCATATTAAATAGTTATCGGCAAACAGTGATTGAAGCACAACCCTAAAGAGCCGGATGCCGAATCTCCCTGATACTTTTGCATTCTTCCGTTTTGCATAATTTGAACTCCATTTGCTTGTCCATCGTCCAAGGAATAGACAATACCAAAGTATACGTTTTTTCCGACGGGAATTACCCACGAAGGCACCGTATCTATCAGGTTATTGTCGCTTACATTAAAACCATGCGCTCCTTGCAAGTAAATTGCACCGTTTATCATGGAATATTGCAAATTTCCATGAATTTCATTTCGATCCCTAAAAGTATCAGCATTATCATATTTTACAGCGTCATAAATTATATGCGCCATAAACAAAGATCCAGCTGGATTAGGGTGAATATCCGATCCACCAATATAATAGACAGATTCATCTCCAATTCCCCAGGTGTAACAACCCTTAGCACAGAAACACTTGTTCTCTTTAGCTGCGTCAGAGATAGCCACATTAGCTTCCATCAGCGAATATATAGGGTGAGTCCAGTCCCATAGACAGGGAAATACACACACTTTAGCATTTACAAAGGAATCTACAGCATTTTTAATAGTCGTAATTGCGGCAGATTTAATTGTTGACGCTGATTGAATATCATTTCGCCCGCCTATAATCAACACATAATCAATATCGGCGGTATTACCTACACCGGCTTTTGCGTTATTAATTTGCACGTTAAAATTGGTGGTTCCATTCGTTGAAACAAACCCTGTACCGCTTACAGAGTAATTTAGAATGTTCCAATCTGACGCAAACGTTTTCATTTGTGTTGGGATAGACGTTCTGCCATTATCATCAGTGCAATAACTATCGCCAATGATTACTACATTTTTCACACTCTTTACTTTAACAAAACGTTCGTCAGATTGAGTTTTAGTATAGACATTATTAAGTTTATTAGTAACGTCGGCTTCAATTCCGTCCATTCTACCGTTAAGGGTTGTTGTATTGTTATCAACATACTCCTTAAGGTTAGCAATTGCTACTTCGTTATTGTTGCTAGAGCTTTCGTTACTTTTCATTGTGGAGTCTATTTTATTCATAGTTTCATTCCAGTCGCCCAAATACGACGGGCGATCATCAGCTAGATAAAGGGGTAGCTTGTAATTAGGAGTTTCCTCGGAATAGCTCATTTAATTCTCCTTATGATCAAAATATTCAGCCAGCACATTATTTTTAGGTATTGCATTATTAACTTTACCGGCAAATGCAACTGCTGTTTTATTGTTGGTAATACCCATTGCAACCAAAAGATCAACACTTGATTTAGCCGCCTGCTGTGCGGCTTCCGCCGCCTGTTGTGCGGCTGTGGCCGCTTGTTGTGCAGCTTCAGCCGCCTGCTGTGCATTGTCAACACCAGCTTCATTGTTCTTTAACGTTGTATCAATCGTAAGAAAAGCTGGGTTCAGGTCGTTAATAAACGATGGATAGTCGCTTCCCACCCATTGTGGAAAATTAAAGTTTTTAGTATGATTTGTGCTACTCATTTCGTTCACCTCCGTGTTCAAAATACCAAGCCAGTATGTCATTTTTCATTACGTAATTATTAACATACGGGTCTGGGTTTGGTAAATTTTCTTTGCTATAATATAGCATATTATACAAATCAAATACTTTCGCTGTAAGATTATATCCGTCTCTGACGGTAACTGATAGTTGCAGGTTGTCAATGGTTCCAGCATAGTCAGCATAATATCGCAACCAACCATATACGTTTCTTATTACCTGTTCAATAGGCCTATTTTTTATTCCGTAAGTAGGATCAAATACTATCACCTTTCCAACTGTCGCCTTTTTAATTAACTCTTCCAACCTATAAACTTCTGAATTTAATTCATTTAAAACGATAGAAATATTATTTGCTAATTTATCCCCCCAATCTTTATCTTGGTTATTTTGAGATGTTGTAAAAAAATCTATGGTGACATAAGTATCAGTTAGACTATTAAATTCTTCAATCACCTCATTTACTTTTTTGCATAAATTATTTAGTTGTTCGTAATACGAAATTTCATCTGCATATGCAGATGGAAGAACTCGATTAGACGGGAACCCGCACAACATATTGCCCTCCTTACCATATCGTCATGAAACATTGGGCCAATTCTAGATCATGCACTATGTCGTTGTCAATGTTCAGGAACGTGTCACGGTAAATACGCAGAAGCTCCGCCTGCGGACGAACATATCCGGACTCGTTGTGGTTCACGGTGTTCTCATACGTGCCGCTAGCGTGCCCGGTTCCTGACCCAGAGTCGATTGTTACATTGGTCGCGTACTGCATTTCCTTGATCTGCGCCGGGATCATCTCGTTTTGCGGCGTGTCCTGGAACACGTCGGTTGTGTCGGAAGTCGTGGTCGAATCGGTGGTGGACGATCCGAATGCCTTGTCGACGTTTTGGATGTTTCGATCACCCAAAGGTTCCATTCCCTTGGCCAGAATCTCCGACTCGTAGAGCTGGTTGTAGTAGGGCATTATCAGAAACATCGCATCCCGCACGAACATGCGCCAGCGGCCCACCGTCTCTGCACCAATCTCACGCGTGTAGTAGTGGCGGATGATCTTCGCGTTAAGCGTCTCGCGGTACGCCTCCTGGAAAATCGGGTAATCGTCAAGGCCCACGTCATGGTAGATCAAAGGCCAGTTGGCCTCGATGTTGTCCGCCATTCGAGAGGTCAGGCCCTGCTCCACGATCCATCTAAGCTGTGTGGTGTACTTGCTCATTTACTTCCCTCCTTTCATATTCGAACCGATGCAATGGAGGAGGCAGCATCTCATCTACAACTTCCGTTATGTTTCTGATTACTTCATCCATATGCAACTCTGATTCAAAGCATAATGAGAATTCGCTTACCGGCGTGCCGTCATCAAGCATCCCCTCAACGGTTATCTTGAACATTACTTCCCTCCCTTCAATGCATTCTTGACACGCTTCCAAAGCGTCTCGGTATCGCCTGACTCCACCTCGTCTTCGCCGGCAGCGCCCTGAATATAGATACCAGTTCTAAAATCTACGTCTATGTTCAACCCGAACAGCTCGTTGACCTCTTTGCAGAACTGCTTGCGGGCATTGAGCCGGGTGAAGCGCTGCGCCTCCACGTCGCCCATGTTGTTCAGCACCTCGTCCGATACCATGCGCTCTTTCTTGTCGGAATTGGTGTTCTCGATCCCGAGGAAGGTGAGGGCCTCGTTCCAGATCTGGTGCTTCACTACCTGCACCTTGTCTGCCACGTAAGGAGACACCGTGTCCAACACCTCCACACCGGTCAAGTCCAAGTCCCTATCGGCCCAGCACACGGGCATGAACCCATCAACCTGGGCGAAGAGGTTCTGCAACGATAGCCTCTGCTTCTCCGTGCACTTGACGATGCGAGGCGTTTTCTGCTGGGCGATGTTCGTGTACACGGTACGTTCTGCCTGCCAGAGCATCTTGGCGTACAGATCAAGTGTGAGGAAGGTCGGCGTTCGCGTATTGTTGTTGAAGCAGATAACCGAGTTGGTGATATCGCAGGGGATGTTGTTGTGCTGCGGGTCAACCGAGTACGCCGTGCGCTCCTTGGGGATGTTGTAGATATCGAAGCCACCCTGTAGAAGCACCTGCATAACGGCGTACCCCTCCGGGCTTCGCTGGTAGGGATCGTCCTTGATTGCCTCATCGTACAAGAACACAAAGGCCCCGTTGCGCAGAAGCCACCATTCCATCTGGCGTTCGTTTATGCCCTCGGGCAGGTTCTTCCACTTGAACACGCTGATAGCGAGGTCATACAGGCGCCACATGTAAGCCAGGTACGTATCCTGGTTCAGGTAGTCGTTCTCCTGTTGAACCTTGTTTCCCTTCAAGCCTTTGGGGATACCCCCGTTCGGAAGGCGAGTCCAATTGTAAAGTGAGTCCATCCATGCCTCCTAAACTATGCCGTTTGGCAGTGCGTAGTTTCCGATATCATCAGTATGCCAGAATGTAAGGCCTCTGTCAAAAAGCGCGTTGATCATGGAGAGCACATCCGACGGCGCACGGCCCGTGACCGCAGAACCGTTGGTTTTGACGTAGTTCCAAGAGGCCCGGCCCGTGATGTTCGGCACCTTGTTTATGGACACGAGGTACCCGTACACCGAGAAGAAGTCATCGATTTGACGCGCAATCTCTGCTCGGCACGTGTACTTTCGGATGCCCATCGTGTAAGAGCCGATGTTGACAAGGCCGGCCGTGGAGTTCGTGCCTCCTCGCGTCGTGTTGGGCTGGCGGCTCGCCTTGGAGATTGCCGCATAGGTGTTGACCAAGTCCTGGCCTCCGTCGATTGCCGCGTTGGCCATACCCGGAACGTCAAGGCGCAGGGCTGCGTTTCCTACCGCCTGGCCTGCATCGATTCCCGCATTGAGAAGCGGCAGCTCGGTCAGCGAGTTTGTCTTCCACCCCATGATATCCACCTGCGACTGACCAACCGCATTGGCGAACGCCTGATAGACCCAGTTGCACGTGGGGTACTGATCGAGCTGGATGCAACCTTCAACGAACCGGTTAACACCGTTGTAGTTCACCGGGATGTAGTACAGGCGCGAGTTGGAATCGCACCCACCAGTCTTTTGCAAAGACACGGTTCCAGGCGTTCCGCAGAACTCCAGGCGCAACTGCTGGGTCTGGCCCGTGAAGTTCGTCACCTCGGCGTACTCGAAGGGGTAGCAGAACATCTTGTTGTTTTTAGGAGTATAACCGTCCAGGTTCGTGAACCCAAGGTTGTAGTTCAGCGTGGTGGACGGCGTGGCCGAGTTGGCGTCTACCCAGTAACCCCACCCGTTGTTTTTGGCGACAATATTCGGGATCGCGCTGCGAGGAACCATATACACGGCGCTGATGGCGTCTTGCTGGCCGTTGTTGGATAGAGCTGTCATGAACCCTCTTAGCTGGTCGACCGTCAAAAACACGGATAGGCTCGTTCCGGAGACAACTCCCATATAGCGGTCTCCGCCGTTGTTCACGTAGGTTCCGTCTTTCAACGGCTCTACGGCACTGGACACTACCATATAGCAATCCATGTCGCTATTGTCAAGTGCGCTGTAGGTGCATTTTAGCTCACCGGGGTTGATACCTTCGTCTTTGATGTGCGCTCCGATAGAGTCATCGTTCACGTGCTCGCGCTCTACCATGCAGGACTTCACGGTGCAGTCGGGAAACCATGTTTGCATGGTGTCGGTTTGAAGATAGAGCCTAGAGGACGTAGGGTTAACGTACTCGATACGCAGGATGAACGAGTAGAACCAACGTGATCCGTAGTTCGCGTTTTGAAACATGCAGTAGTTCATGCCGTACAAAGATTCCGCGTTGTAAGGAACCGTAACAGCATTGTCCATGCGCTGGTACGTGTAGTCCTCGGTGCCCGACTGGCACATTGCCTTTATAGCACTGAACTGCGCGTCACGGCTCGGGTATTTGCGCACATGCCGGTACGACGGGTTCCAGGGCACGGTGCCGAAGTAAACCTTGGAACTTGGTTGAAAAGACATAGTCACCTCCTAAAGAAAAGGGGGAGGGTTCTCTCCTCCCGGCG